TATTTTTTAAGGACACCGCCACTACCCGTGACGTAAACCGTGCTCAGATTATGGCATGGAAAAAGGGTATCAAGACTATCTACTATATTCGTATTAGGCAGATGGCACTAGAAGGAACCGATGTAAATGAATGTGTCAGCTGTCAACTGTAAGATATCACGTAAATCTTAAAGGATTTAGTGAAAGATGTAACTACTGCACCGAGGAGAATAATGACTAAGATTGTAAAACCAATTAACTGGAATAGGGTCGAAGACCCAATTGATTTAGACGTATGGAATAGACTGACTTCTAACTTCTGGCTACCCGAGAAGGTTCCTGTGGCTAATGACATACAGTCCTGGGCCTCTCTGACCGATCACGAGAAAGAGGTGACCAAGAAAGTATTCACTGGATTGACACTTCTTGATACAATCCAGGGTACTGTAGGAGCCATGAGCCTAATGCCAGATGCTAGAACACAGCATGAAGAGGCAGTGATTACAAACATTGCTTTTATGGAAAGCGTTCATGCCAAGTCATATTCCACAATCTTTTCTACTTTGTGCTCTACAGAGGAAATTGATGAAGCATTTAGATGGAGCATTGAAAACCCTTTCCTTAATAAGAAAGCTGAAATAGTTCTTGATAAGTATGATGGCGACGACCCACTAAAAAGAAAGGTAGCCTCCACCCTGCTAGAGTCTTTCTTGTTCTATTCTGGATTCTACTGGCCTATGTACCTATCATCCAGATCTAAGCTAACTAATACCTCAGATATGATTAGGCTTATCATTCGTGATGAAGCTGTTCATGGATACTATATTGGCTACAAGTTTCAGCTAGCACTAGCGGAAGAGTCCCCAGAGCGTCAAGCAGAGCTTCAGGAGTACACTTATGATCTCGTGATGGAGTTGTTTGAGAACGAAACCAAGTACACGGCAGAGCTATATGACGAGGTAGGTCTTACAGAGGATGTCAAGAAGTTTTTGCACTACAATGCAAACAAAGCCCTTATGAACCTGGGCTATGATGCGCTGTTCCCCAAAGAAGTGACTAACGTAAACCCAGCCATTCTGTCTGCCCTGTCTCCTAATGCTGATGAGAACCATGACTTCTTCAGCGGTAGCGGATCAAGCTATGTCATTGGCAAACACGAGAGCACAACAGATGATGACTGGGACTTCTGACAACGAGCTGGCAAAATTTTTGTCAGACCCAGAAAATCTTAACAAGTTTATTGGTGTTGCAATAACAGAGTCCATTGGCTATGTGTTGACAGATAAAAAAGAATGGGCTATAATAGAAGAATGATTAATGAAGAAGAATTTGGAAAATGGATCGTAAAAGGCATTGACGAGGGATGGATTACAGAGCCATTCTGTAATACACACGATCTTGACCCATATATGAGTGAAGAAGAGCAGCAAGAGTGGGAAGACGGGGGAGATCCCTGTCAGCATGTTCTTAGACTAATGGTTTAATTAAAGATTGAGATGTAGCTCAATTGGCAGAGCAAATGGCCGTTAACCATTAGGTTGAAAGTTCGAGTCTTTCCATCTCAGCGGGAATATAGTTTAGTGGTAAAACTTAACCTTACCAAGGTTATGACGCGGGTTCGATCCCCGCTATTCCCTCGGATTCCTATCCTGGCATCACTCAACGATATTTCACTGGATAGGGGTTCTTGGCCTTGTAGCTCAAAGGAAGAGCACCACACTGTCGATGTGGAGGTTGCGGTGTCAGGATCCGTCAAGGTCGCTTTATAATTTAACATGCCCCTATAGTTTATTAGTAAAACACCTGTCTTGTAAACAGGAAAGGCGGGAGCGTTACCTGCTGGGGGCTCGATAACTAAATATACCTCTGTAGCTCAGTGGAAGAGCGATACCCTTCTAAGGTATGCCGTCGCAGATTCGAATTCTGCCAGGGGTGCTAATAATTAAATAAATAAGCTCTGGTATACCCTCACTCTTATAAGGTGTAGAAAGGTTAGTTGGTTCACGCAAGTTCAATCCTTGCCCAGAGTACGGAAAAGGAGAAATATGAAAATCGATGTGTTAGATAAAGGTTATGTACGACTAGTAGATAGTATGGGTAGTGATCTATCTGTTGTCAATGCCGCCAGGGTGTCGTATGATAAAGAAGTAACAGAACTTACAGAGAAAGATGCTAAACTAATTAACTTTTTAGTTAGAGAAAAGCATACCTCTCCTTTTAGACATGCTGCTATGACTTTTGAAGTTTATGCCCCGCTTGTTATTGCTAGGCAGTGGTGGAAGTATGCTGTGGCATCTTCTCATGTTGATGATCAGAATGGGTGGAATGAATCTTCTCGCAGGTATATTACAGAAAAGGAGGAGTTCTATATTCCATCAGCAAACCAGTGGCGTAGCAAGCCAGAGAATAGCAAGCAGGGTAGCGGTGCTCCAGTAGATTCTGATGATGGTCACATGTACACTGAGTATTTAATTACTCATATTCAGAATGGTGAAAGACTTTATCAGCAGGCAATGCTTGATGGGATTGCCCCTGAGCAGGCACGCTTGTTCCTTCCAGCATACTCCATGTACGTCCGTTGGCGTTGGACGGTATCTCTGCAGGGCGTCATGACATTCCTTGAACAGCGTTTGCCACACGATGCCCAGTCAGAGATCAGAGAGTACGCTGACGCAGTCTTGAAACTTTCGGAGGGTATCTTTCCAGAGACATTTAAGACATACTTAAACATTAATAAATAAAGGAGAACCAATGACTATTGTATATACTAAAGATAATTGTGTCCAATGTGATGCTACAAAAAGAATGATGGACAAATTGGGGGTACCTTATGATACCGTCGATATCACAGATAACCCAGAAGAATTAGATAAACTAATTGCTTTAGGATATCGAGCAGCACCAGTAGTAATTACAGAGAGTGGGGAGTCCTGGGCAGGTTTTAACCCAGCAAAGATCGAGGGGATTTTGGCTTGATCATTAAAGATTGATGATATAATTAAATATGAACTATTTTAAGTGGTTTCTAAAAGAGTTCGCCAAGCATTGGAGAATATATGAAACTTTATAACCCCTGGCCTAAAGGCCGTAAGATCAATGCAGGAAGTCCATTTGGATGGAGATCTGACCCATTTACCAGAGCAAGAAGATTCCACCGTGGAGTTGATGTTCGAGGAGAATTCCCCGTGACATCCGCACAAGATGGGAAAGTCGTTCATAATGCGAAAGACTGGAAAACCCTTTCCCCAAGAGCAAAAAGAAGGCAGAGCGGTGGCAACGTTGTTATTATTCAGCACGAGAATAACCTGTTTACCGCCTATTTTCATGGGGCAGACAGGTCAAAACTTAATATTGGAGATCGGGTAAAGACTGGAGACTTCATCTATACTGCTGGAACCACTGGTAGATCAACTGGCAAACACCTCCATTTTGAGGTTCGTACCAAAAGATCCAGTGGACAGGTTGACCCAGTTCCATACCTCCAAGGCTCTTCTACATCTTCAGTAAGCACGAAGCCTCAGCCACTAAAGGTAGACGGTAAGCTTGATCGCAACACCTGGAAAGCATTCCAGCAAGCCCTGAAAGACAAAGGACACTACAAGGGTATTCCAGATGGACGCCCAGGAGCTATGACGTATCGAGCTATCCAGGAATGGTCTGGAGCAAAGGTAGATGGACGCATTGGTCCAAACACTCGTAAAGCTGTCCAGGCAAAGCTAGGAGTAAAAGCTGACGGGGTATGGGGAAGACTAACCATCAGTGCCCTTCAGAGAGCTATTAACGCAGGGAAGATCTAATCATGTGGTCAGCTTTAATTCTAGCAATTAATAGTTCTATTACTCGTAGTAAAAAGAATCGTGATGCTTCTGATGAAGCAATTGCTACTGGTCCTTCTTGGAGGCATCGTCGTAAACTAATTTATGGAGCATACTTTGTTGCTATTGCTATGATTGTTTTTGGTGCTGTTACTTTTTGGACTACCAGCCAAGTAGGGGTTGAAATGGTAATTGGTGGAGTATCTCTGCTAGCTATTATTGTTACTGCCTACACTACCTCGGCAACATACGAAGATGTTCGTTTGTGGAATCATCAGCCACGTATTCGATTTGGAGAATCAGAACCAGATGAACTTGACACGAATAGCACTGATGGGCTATAATTAGTAAGTCATAACGAAAGGACATACAAAAATATGATCATGACAAGTACATTTTGGAAGTCAACCGTCGAGGTTGCAATCAAGGCCGCAGCAGCAGCTGCTCTTGGTGTGATTGGTGCGAATGAGCTACTTTCTGTCGCTGGTGTCGACTGGACACAGGTTGGTGGAGTTGCAGTTCTTGCTGCAATTGTTTCAGTTCTTACCGCAGTAGTTGCCCCTAACCCAGACGTTAGAGCAGCTCGCAGAGAAATCAAGCTAGAAACACTGCGTCAGGCTGAGGCAGCTCAGAAAAAGGCAGCAGCAGCAGCAAAGCGCAAGGCATCAAACAAGTAAGTTATAACTAAATATGGCAACATATCAATATGCCTGCAGGGTCTGTGATAAATCATTATACATTAATCGATCTATTACAGACCCTGAGGGTTTTTATAAATGTGAAATTTGCAAGGAGCCACTAAATCGGGTATACTCTAGTGTAGGTGTTACCTTTAATGGTTCTGGCTTTTATTCCACTGACAAATAGGGAGTTATCGTGACTGAAGAAGAAGTAGTTGACAAAGTAGAAGAGCTTAGAGGTCTAGATGCTAACGATAGATGCGATCAATGTGGTTCACAAGCCTATGTTTTGATTGTTGGTTTGGCGGGCGAGCTAATCTTTTGCGCCCATCACTTTAATAAGATTGAAAAAAACCCAGAAGCCTACCACAAGATTCAGTCGTTTTCTTACGCTATCTCTGATCAAAGAGACAAACTATCTGATAAGAGAGCTGGGGTATAATGATAGACCCACAAGAAGTTATCTCTGCAATGGTTGAACAGGGTGCTCTAGAGATCGATGCTATGGACACTGAGACTGGAGAAATTGTATACAGGGTCACAGACAGGCTTAAAGAGATAGCCCCATCATTTTATAAAGAACTCTCGGAGCAAGCCTACCGAGACATCCTGAGCCTGTGGCATAAGGGTTTGCTTAATATGGATATCCTTAGCGATTCCCCAGAAATTTCTCCAACTGAGGAGGGGCTTGATCGATCCAATTGGAAGGACTTGTCTAATGGAGAATCCGGAATTATGAATACCATAATGAGAGGTTTTGAGGGGAGTCTTTAGCTTTGGAGTATTTTGTAGGAGCAGCCATAACAATGATAGTTTATATCATAACTAATAGGATTGTTCGAAAAGATTTTCAAGAAGATCAGGATGTCTTAAAAATGTCCTACAATCAAAGTTATATCTATGAAATGACTGCTCCTTACTTAGATTTGCTACCACCGATGGAAGAGTCTGTCAAAAGGCAATCATCTAACTTCTTGAAGAATTCTTACATGAAAGTAATGGTTGTTAAAAATAAAGCTTATTGGATTAAAGATAATACCTTTTATGTGACAGATGTTGTCGAGGGAGAAGTCGTAAAAGAAAATGCTAAACAAGTTGACACAATGGCTATGGATAAGGTAGAATTAAAAGAGATAATGTTTATCGTAGAAAAACTAAGAGAGGATGACGATGATAATTGGAGTTCAGGGAAGTCGTAATTTTTCAGACTACCAGATCTATCTAAGAGCCATGGGCACCGCCCTTTCTATGATGGATACGTCTGATCAGCAGATTATTATTTACTCTGCTGGCCCGGCAAATATTAATGCAATGGCTATGGAGTTCAGCAACGTGACAGAGCGTAGTATGAAGTCTAGAGGTCTTAAGATCAAGATGCAAAAGGCACCAGCCAGTTGGATAAGAAGCAACTATGAAGTTTTGGATTACTTTGTTTATCTTAGTAAGCCTAAAGAAAATCTTTCAGACTTGGCAAACTTTCTAGATAGGAAGAATGTTGAAATGGGAGTGTATCGATACTAGATGTTGAGCAAAAAAGAAGAGGCTTTTCTTTCTGCCGCCAGGTATTTTGCTGGCAGATCTAAGTCCAGAAAAACACATGGAGCTGTGCTTGTTAAGTCAGGCAGGGTGGTCGGTACGGGGTATAACAAGGATAGGAACAGTCCTTTCGTTGTTTCACCAGAACACATTAAGCCTCACTGCTCTAGGCATGCTGAGGTAGAAGCAATTAGAGACGCAGGCAGTAACGCTACGGGTGCAATCCTTTATGTTGCGAGAGTCAACAAACAGGGTCAGGATCGTAATAGCAAACCTTGCATACTTTGCGAGGTAGTTATAAAAACAAACAACATCAAAAGAGTAATCTACACGAAGGACGAGTCATGATTATTAATTCCCTTGATAAGATGGAATCTATTGTTAAAGAGTCTAAGTATTTAAGTTGGGATGGTTGGACGGTTATTAGCTCCTACCCATCAAAGAAAGGCAGCACGTCTAAGTATGGTGCCTATGTTGGTGGAGAGTGGCACCTACAAAGAAGGTTTGAAGTAGCCAAATCTGGCTGGGATATTCCAGAAAGGTTCTTAGAGGGCTAGATGAACAAGAATGAGTGGAAAGACGAGGCATCCTGCCAAGGCTACGACACCAATCTGTTTTTTGACAAATATGAAGATGACACTACTCTAAGGCCAGCTATTGAAAAGATCTGTGCCTCCTGTCCGGTAGCCAACATATGCTTTGCTGTGGGAGTTTCTCAAAAAGAATGGGGAGTCTGGGGAGGCATATACTTAGAAAATGGCAAGATATCTAGAGAGTTTAATAGACATAAAACAAAAGAACAGTGGTCAGAAACTTGGCAATACTTAACTATGGATAAGAGGTAAACGATGTATACACAAAAAATGGCGATGGCATTCCACACTATTAGAGCACCCAAAAACTTTGCGGTGCAGCTAATTGATAACGAACACTTCATTGCAGTAAAGGCAGATGAAAAACAGTTTATGAGATTAGACGATTACGGCAAGAGACAAGCAGTAGAGTATCTTGTTAGGGTAAAGAGTGCTTTAGAACAAAACGGAGCAATCGTAATGATTGTTCGAGAGGCATTAGAATGAGTATCGGCCCCCTTGAAGGATCAATCTTTGATGCCATATTCTTTACAATCTTCATAGCCTTATTTTTTTTTATTGTCGCTGATGACATTGGCACGAGAAGAAAGAATCGTAAACTAAACAAAGAGATTGACAAGGGTATTTTGGAGTATATGATTCTTGCAAAAAAGCATGAAGACACTGTAAAGAATAATGATGGCAAGAGTATTGAAAAGACAGAGGGGTTCTTAAAGTTTGTATCGGAGTCCAGGGATTGGGCCTTTCAGTACATCGAGCGTGTTCAGATTTCAATTAAAAATTTTCAAGATATTTTTCACCCAATGGCTACAGATTATTACAAAGATAAAGACAAGCCAATCGATCAAGACAAGTTCGGCACCTTGTTTGAAGCTTATAAAAAACTAATAGATGAGTTGCCAGAAGAAGGAAAAAGCTGATATAATATAATTGTCCCGTACAGGATGCTTTAGGATGGATAGTTACCATTTATTAGATCGGGCCTTCGTGCTTGAATTTCCCTGTACGGGACATCTATAATTACAATAGGAGTATATGAAAAAAATATGTATTGTGGCTAACAACCCACATGTATGCCACATACCAGATGAGTATGACTATTATATACACTTTAATTGGGCCAACAACTTTGCCTTAACTCCAGTTAAAAAGAACATCATGGCTATGAGGTATAACTCTTTGGCAGAGCAGGTAGGTAGAATGAAGTGGCACGACTACTGCAAGTACGCTCATCAAACGGTAGCAATTGGAATCCCCTCCATGATTCGTAAGATAGATACAAAGATAGAAATTATTGATACAAACAGTATGCCACACCCTCCAGGAAAAGATCCCTATCCAACTTCTGGCTTTGCCGCTATACATTATTATTTAAACAAGGGCTATGACGTTACAATATGTGGTTTTGATATTGAGAAGGCTATATATTATGCAAAATCCAGACACCCCCTTGACTGGGAGAAGGAGCAGATCGCACAAATGATCACAGACAAAAAGATTAAATCTATATAGTTAGGGAAAAAATGGACTTTATATTTTCACTGACGTCATATCCAGCAAGATTTCCTTACCTAAGTCAGGTAATTGACTCATTAATTAATCAAAAGATTCAAGCAAAAAATATTGTCTTGAACATATCAAAAGAAGACAGAAAAGCTTTCAACCTAAACCTAGGCCCAATGGTTGAAATTAATTTTGTAGATGACCTTAAAGCTGCCAAGAAACTAATACCGACATTAATAAAGTATCCAAATGAAAACATTATCACTGTTGATGACGACACAGTATACCCAAACGATCTTTCGGAAAAATTAATTGCTGGCTATCTAAATAATCCAGGAAACATTATTGCTGGAAGGGCAAGAAAAATAACTAAAGATAGTGATAATAATTTTCTGCCATATATGAAGTGGCCATTACTATTTAACGGATACAGCAGCTCTCCTGGATTAATGCCAACTGGTGTAGGTGGCGTTTTTTATCCGGCAAACATTTTTCATAAGGATGTTTTGAATAGCTCTATCTATAAAGATTATTTAACTACAGATGATTTTTGGTGGTATGCCCAGGCTAGAAGAAATGGGATAAGTTTTGTTCAAGTAAAGATATTTAATGAGCACAAGTTTCCCAACATAGATATTATAGCCAACAAAGGCTTGTTCTATTACGGAAACAAAACAAAAAATGATCAAGCCTTTGCTTCACTGCTAAGCAGATATGGAAATTTTACAGGAGTATGATAGAATAGTCTCATGCCTTATAGTGTTGGAGAGCGTGGATCATACGGGTGTTCTGGATACCCCGTCGTAAAAGATGGTACAAGTGACGTGAGGGGTTGTCACGAGACCAGGGAAGCAGCAGTAGCTCAGATCGAGGCTATTGAGGCCAACGAAACCAAAGAGGTGGGCATTAAAGATCCAGACCCTTGGCCAGGAACTAGAATTAAAACAGACGGAGCAATGGGCCAACCCACACCAGCGTCTAGAGCCGCTTCTGTATTTAAGTATCCTAAAAAGAAAAAGAAAAGAAGCGTAGGTGGTGTTGGTGGAGATTCTGCTGGTGCCGTTGCAACAACTGGTGGAGGAACTGGTATGGGAACAAAGTCAGACAGTGACTGGCTAAACCCTAAACCAATTACAGAGACTTCAGCTTTTCAAAACGAGGTAGAGACAAGAGATTCTATTGCCAGAGAGATAGGTAAAGACGGTCACATTAAAGAAGGAGACTTCGTAATGGGGCAGACCACAGAAGGTATTGTTCACGGTGTAGTGGAGCACATCATGTGGGAGGGCGGAACACTTGGAACACCTGGCTCCGACTATGCCATTGAGTCTATGCCACCAGAAAATCCAGCAATGTCTGTAAGGGTTTATGAGGAAGACGAAGGCGATAGCTGGGCTCCTACGGCCTATAGTATAGGCATGATGTATGTTGATGCCGTTGTTGTAGACATGGAAGATCACGACATGGACGAAGACGACATGGAGTATATGTCTAAAGCTGAAACATATTCTCCCAGTGATGGAATGAAGTCTGCAGCAAGACGAGCATTGAAGTGGAAGGCAGATGGAAAAGCCACTGGTGCCGGAACTCCTGTTGGCTGGGGTAGGGCAAGTGACATCGTAGCGAGTCGTTCAATGTCTCTTAGCGTAGTTAAAAGAATGTATTCTTTCTTCTCTCGTCACGAGGTGGACAAGAAGGGCAAAGGATTCTACGATGGCCCAGACTTTCCTTCTAAGGGTAGAGTCATGTGGGATGCATGGGGTGGAGACGCAGGATTCTCCTGGTCTCGCAAAATAGCAGAAAGAGAAAGGGACAAAGCCTTGTTTTCAGATTTTGGAAAAGATTTTACAAGAGTAAATAGATTAACAGAGATTTTTAAAGCTGAGTCTGTTCGTGTAGGACAGATGGTATCTTGGAATTCTTCTGGCGGTACTGCCAGGGGTAAGGTAAAAAGAATTATCACTAACGGATCATACAAGGTTCCAGGTACAGATGTAACAGTGACTGGAACAAAGGAAGAACCCGCTGCTGTGATCACACTTTACCGCAATGGAGAGGCAACAGATACCATCGTAGCACACAAGGTTAAGACCCTCAGAGCCTCATAGAGAGCTTTGTTCAAACTAAGTGGATACATCAGTACCCCTTAGTTTGATTGAAGCATTAAATAATATAACTAAGCAGCCTTATTAAACATTCTGTGGTGTGTCCTGTGCTTGTGACAGTTTGCACACACAACATCACACTTCTTAATCTCTTCCATAGCCTTCTCTAGGCCATGCTTCTTAAGAACACGATAGACGTTGTCTATTTTCTTTTCCCCTGGACGGTGATCAAACTCCAGCATGTAGTGAGGGTAGCGATTGCGACAATCAGCACAGCCCTTATCTTCTTTATACTTACGTAGTGTTGGTAAATGTTCAGATACCGTCATCTTACATACTATTATATCACTATATTATTTAAGATATGCGTCTTCTGGGCCAACAGAAACAACCTTGGAAAGATCTATCTTAGTAAACTTGGTGTGCAAACCATTCTGATAAAACATCGGTAATCTATTTGCATAAATATTCCAGTATTTCATTGTCTCAGCCCTGGCTTTATCCTGATTGTCAAGTATAGATATATTAAACTCCGTGGCTTTGGCTAAAAATTTTACATAATCATTGTTTGTATAAAGAATTGCATGAGCGGCTAGCATATTGTATACCCTAAAAATCTCTTGTTCGTAATGCTTTAAAACAATTCTTTTTTGTCCAACTCCACCCTTTAATCCGAAGCAAGAATTTCCCAAGTAAAACGCATCGGCATCTATAGGAACATCAAGGTCTATCTTAAAGTTATAATTTACAATGTCATCTTCAAATATAATAAAGGGAGCGATCACTCCCGAAAGATCTTTGAGTAAAGCATTATGAGACTTTGCAACACCAACTTTTTTTGTTTCTTCTTTGATTCCAGAAAATCTATTTACATTTTTAAAACCTAGCTCACCAAGCATTACTTGCAGCTTCTCAGATTTTTCTGTGTCAGAGTCTAGGTTGATATAATAAACGGGGGTATTTAGTAGGTTAATGTTTTTTAAATTACTCATGCTTTAAGTATAACAAACTTAATGATATAATAGAACAGATACTTATGAAAACTGCCATAGTAATCCTAACCTGGAAAAGACTCCACCTGCTTAATACTACACTGATACAGTTAGTAAAACAAACTAACCCAAACTTTGATGTGGTTGTTTCTAATGGAGATATTTCTCCAGGTGGCATTAGAGCCGTTGATCAGGTAGTAAATTATTATAATAGAAAAGGACTAAGGGTTACCGTTAGGCATGATGGCAATGATGTGTATGCATTTAGAAGATTCTATGTAGGAAAAGATCTTTATGATGCTGGGCATGAAGTTGTTATGTTTATTGATGATGATATAAAGTTTCCAAATAGGTATGTTGAAACTTGTTTGAATCAGTATGAGCCTAAGACATATAAGTCTGGCTTTACCTGGATCTTTTATAACAGGGGCAGAAACTATTATAAGTTTAGGAAAAGAGTTTTTAGCAACGATCACAAAATCCACTATGCTGGAACAGGTGTGTCTATGATGGATGCCTCTATTTTTGCAGACAAATCCCTTGTTGATGATGCACCAAAAGGTTCTGTCTATATAGAAGATGTTTGGTTATCTTATTTTGTATATCATAAACCCGAATGGAGAATTATGTATATGGAAACTCCAGGAGTAGTCATTGGAGGAGCTGATTCTGTTGCTTTATTCAAGGTTGTGCAAAAAAAATCAATAGACAAAGCCGCATATCTAAAAATACTTATAGATATGGGTTGGTCTTTACCAGCAGAAATACCCTGGTCAATTAAGGACGAATAGCTTTAGCAAACACAACCCTGGATGCCATCTTAGATGCGCTAATGATAGCAATAGGTGCTGCAACACTTAGAACAATACCTGCCCACATTCTTGGCTCTGTCCATGCCCAGGCCCAGAAATCGAAGGTATGGAAGGCGTTAGCCAACACAGCAATACCACCAAAGGCAATCATACCAGTAAGCGCACCAGAAGTTTTTTCTGGTTTACCGTTGTTATCTACTCTAGAAGCTAAGATTAAATAAGCAATCAAGAACAATAGGTACATTATCTCAATAAAGAAGAAGAACAAGCTAGACATCCAGCTAGCAGACAGACCAACAAAGACTGCTACCGCATTAATACCGTTGAATGATACGATTGCAGAGGCAAGGAAGGCAATTCCAATACCAATTAGCCAAGACCAAAGAACAACTGACTGATCAATCTGAATCTTTTTAGCACGTTTCTTTTCTTGTGCTTCATAGATTGACATCTTGTTGTTGTTGATCCGATTGTCACGAACCTCAGCAGTGCTTCTTCTAATTTTTCTAGACAGGCCAGACTGTGGCTCTGGTGCTGTTGAATATGGATTGCTCATTTGTTACTCCCTGTATAATAAAACTTAAATCTTTGTATTAATTTAAGTATAAAGTTTCTAAAAGTCTGTAGAGCAAATTGCTCTATACTTCTTTTTTTGGGTCATCACGAAAACCCCTAATTACTGGAACGCAGGCTTCTCCACCTTCACGTACCAATCTAGCTAGGTCTTCTACTTTCATTTCTGCCAGTCCACTAACTCCCCAAGTTTCTCCCCAAGAGTTTTGAAGAATAACTGTTTCTTTATTGTTAAACTTCTCTGAATTTGGGTTGTACCCAACTACAATTATACAATGTCCACCGACATGATTGCCGTAAATTTCTAGCTTTCCATCGGGAGCAGAGTACATTCCCTGATACCAGTTGATTCCAAGAACTACTGGGCCATGAGACATCACTGTCCCTATAATATCATTAACAGAAAACGCCCAGCGATACTCGTGAAGTATGCCCAAGCGAGCAAGAACCTTTGCCCCAGCAAGAACCGATGTCCCATCATAGCTTTCTCCAGGCCACTCATCAATTTTTTGTGCCTCACGATATACATATCTGGCAAAATTATTTGGAAGCTTTGGTGCACTTCCCTCTATACGAGACAAGTTTACCTGAACTGGCCCAGCAAGAGCCTCTGCAGTCCAACCAAAGCCAACGCAAGCACCTTCCGAACCTTGGTCAAGGATTTCTCCCGTTTTCCAGAGGGTAAAAGTTTTTTCCTGTATCTCAGGAAGCATAGATCTAATAGGATAAGACCTAGATCTTTTATCGTATACGGGTCGCCAGTCCAGCACTCTATCAGTATTATCAGACATACCTCTATTATACAGGTTTGTTTTTAATCTTGTTGACGTATTGCCACACTTCAACAAATCTCATAGGTTTTTCTAAATTTACATCTTTAAATATACTCAGAACTCTTTTGCGCTCTGTAATCATTCCAGCATGATATGCCTCAATCTCTAAGTTGGAAACTTGGACTGGATCTCGCCAGCCCTCAGTGTAAGCCATTCTTAAAAAGTATTCGTAATCACTATGGTCTTCTAATGACATACCCTCGCCTCACATCTGATAGGTGCCCACTTGCAGAATACTTCTCCATGTCTGTATGTAGGTTGCCTTTCCACTCACCCTCTGGAGCCTCTTCGTCATTCCAAACGGGAATGATCTTAGTTCCGACGGGGTATTCATCAAAGGGATCGTTGCCCCATCGCAAATGTATCTCAATAATTAAATCACCAATCATCTCAACATTAAACTTTACAACCCTTCTATCATTAAAGAACGGAAGTCCTAAGTAAAACATGTTTAATTGTTCTGCGGTTGGTGCGTGGGATGGATCGTCCTTTACCCAGTTACTAAGCTTAGTTAGGTTTTCTTTGCTTTCATGCTCTCCCACCAAAACTGAGCGGGTATGCCAATCTTCATCCCTATACTCATAATCAATAGATACATGGTCACCATCTAGCCACTGACACCAGAATGATCCTGGAGGAACTACGCCATTGTTAATCATTTGAGAGTACATTGACTTGTTATATTCAAACTTAGTAGTACCAATGCCCATACCGTAAAGATTGTATGCTGGTCGATAAATGTATGTGCCACCAAAAGATGGTGCCGTGCCAGCTGGTCCAGCATGAAGGTCTTGCCTAAGAGCTACTTCCAGTTTATTAAATAACCAAAGGTAACTGTCATCATACTTAAATGTTTCCCAGGCCTGAAAGTCTTCGTCAATATTTGAGTTATTCATCTTCTAAAGTATTCCACCATTCCAAAGATTCATCAAGGCTTACGGTATAATCATTCTCAAATGCCTTATGTCCCAAGTTTTGCCAGATAGATTCGTTATATCCATCTATCCCATCTCTCTCTTGCACCACTTTTTCTCCTTAGTTAAAGTATCCCATACTTGGCTTGTGCTCTAGCCTCCACATGTTTCTTACATCTGGCAGATCTGCTGGATCAATTGTAGGAATTCCTGAATCCATGTACTTGTCTCTGGCTTTGCCACTGTTGTCAATAGCAAGATTGACTACATTACGAAGGTCTCTACCAACCTGGTACTTAAACTCTTCGTCTCCATATTCTTTAGGGTTCATGTAAAGTCTTTCAAACTTTACCCCCGCGGCCTGTAGCTCACGAATAACATCAAACTTATTAGATACGTGCCTACCAGTAACAATGTATACATCATCTGGCAGGGCATTCACATAACTAATAGTTTTATCAACAAAGGTACCATCCTTATTAACAAGGGTACCTGTAAAGTCTACTATGATAGCCATGGCTTAATTATAGCACTGATTAGGGGCCAGACCTGCGTATCTCTCCAACAAGCTTTTCTCTTGCAGACTCATCAAAGAAGATGCTACCCGCCATTTGATTAATTAGTTTAATGATTCTGTCTTGCTCGTAAAGAGCAGCCATAGTTTCTTTATCTGCCATCGTACATCTCCTCTATAATTTTTAATGCATGTTCTATTCCTGGGATAATCGATTGATTCCCAGCCTTTCCTGCTAATACAAGATCAAACTCAAGTTCTTCTACTATTTGATCTTTAAAATCTGATGCTTTCATCCAGACTCCTCACTAATGTCAAACAATGATACCATGCAAGTTAGTCCTGTTTCTCAAAAGCCAACTCAAGAATCACGCTACCGCTTTCATTGTTGTTAGCCAGAACAGTATTAAACTCGCCACCATTTTCAAAGTCTGATGCGGTAAGTGTTACCTTGCCACCCATCTTTGCGATAAGGCCAAAAATAATTGCTGTCTGTTCTTGTAGCCTTTGTTCGTACATTCGCAGGGCTTGCTCTGGCGTAACAAACTGCTCTTGCATTTCTTCTGCGTTAATTTCTTCTGTCATTATCCTACCCATTTCTTAATAGTGTTGCTGTTTACTTTAAATATTCTAGCAAGCTCTGCCTTGCTAAACCCTAATTGATGTGCCCTAATTGCTCTAAGCTGACAGTCAAGTTCAACATCATTTAAATTCATAATTGATATTTGCCTTTGGTCAGAAAGATTTTCTAGCTGCCGAGCGGTAAGGTCAATAAGCCTGACCTCCTGAGCTTCCTGCTCTAACTCAATTAGCTTATCCGGTGTAATCTCTTTTATCTTTAAAGGTTTCATTATAATATTCTCCCACATAATCCTTCAGATGTCAAAAGCCTTTTGTAATTTCTTCAAACTCCAAGAAATCTAGCATAGACTTAAACTCTTTAATGTCTCTTTCTAACAGAACAATCCTAGATATGATTGCTACAGTAGAAGCAGCACTAAGTTCAACGGCTAGTCTTTCAATATCAGCTTTCATTGTGGTTACTTTTTCTTGTGCTTCTGCAATTTGCTTCTCGATCTCACTTTGATTCATTGTGTCCCCCTAATCAGTTCGATGGCGATTCTTTTCGCTTCAGCCCTCTCGACGACCCTCGCCTCCTCGTTGCGGATATGCCAAAGCTCGTCCTGCAACACCCAAACAAAATATAAAAAGTCT